GACATCAACCACCTCTGCCACAGAATAGTCTCCTCTTTTGAGACCCTCCGCGACATCGCCACCGATGACATATTCGTGTCCTGGTTTTGGGTGTACCCATATTTTGAGCGGGGCCTTGTATGTAAAGTCTTCTGGTTTTTCATTGGGTTCAAAAGGAACTCTTTCCAGCACGTATTGCTCATGTAATTCTCCTGGGATTATCTTGTAATATTCTGTCTCCTCAATAGGCTGAGCATCTTTTTCCATCTCCTGTAAGGCTAATGTATTAAAGACATTCTTGCCCGAGGCGATGAATGCCTCCTGCCAGGTGTTGTGAGTGTGAATGCCGTTAGCGTCAAACTCGTGACCGTCCTTAATAGTTAGGTTGTATGTTACATATTCCCCCAACGGCTCCACCGACACGACCCTATCACGTAGCACGATAGGGTTCGGTTGTTTGCTAAATCCACGACTATTTTTGCGTTTTGAGATAAAGCCGATGTCTCTCTTGAACTTATCGGCCTCACCCGAACGCAGCGACAACTCGTTGGCTGTATAGAAATAACCTTGGCCGCTATGTGTGTCGTATTGCTTAAATCGAGACGTGATACCCTGACTAAGGAGTAGTAATTGTACATCTTGCACAAACTCTGGCACCTTTGAGAAGAACTTAACCATTGTATGATTGCTCCACCCGTCGGCCTCTAGCAGCCCGCGCAGATAGGCTTGTATAACACTATCCGGTGAGCGCCAAATGCACTCAGGCGCCCGCAGAATACGCGTATAGCCATGAGATTCTCGCTTTTTAACGACGCCAAGCTCCACCATCATGCGCGTCATTCCCTTACGACTAGCACGCAGTTCGTAGCCACCTTTTTTCTCGCCGACAACTCGACCTGCCAGTTCTATGCCGAATATTGCATTAGTGAGGCTCTTGATGTGTGCTACAACGTCTTCATCTCTCCTATCGAACGCAAACGATATCGTCTCGCCATAATAGCTACCATCGCCCATAAAGTAACCAATCCACTCGGCAAGCTTCTCGGTAACCTCTATTGAGTGAGTGACGCCGAGGTCTTTCCAGCTGCAAACAAAATTCTTTCTAGCTGTCTTTGGCGGAAGTAGTATCACCTCCTTGTCTTTTGTGTCGATTAGGTCAACGAAGCCATCGTCTGTTTTTACAGGGTGGTCATACGTGCCAGTGATAGTATAGCCGAGTGATGTTGTAATCTTTGCAACAGGAGATTTAATCTGTTCCCACGAATCGATAACCTCGCCCAGATTTGTCTGCTGACCGTTGACCATTGTTTCAATCGGAACTATGCCGTCACTCGTGCCGACCCTTGTTCCAGCCACCAAGCAACTTGGATATTCTTGGGGTAGACGTTCAGGTGTTGACTCAAAGTTCTTTGCCTTGCGGCGATAGAAGTGAATCTTCGCGGGTATGTGGTCTGGGTCAATATGTATCGTTTTACCCGCAACTGTATGGCCTTTCTTCATTAGGTCGATAAGAAAATCCTCGTATTCCGTTGTCTGTCCTAACGGCTCGCCAAAATCACGCTCATATGTGTCTAATATCCACCAAGGAAAAAAGAACGGCTCAAAGTTATTAAGACCTTTTGTTGCAGCAACAAATTCTTTATGAAAATAATTACCACGACCCTTGGCGGTTGACTCTAGGAACATCATAGAGGGCTTTTCCATCACCTCTTCATCAGGAACAGTTTCAAGCAGGGAAGCCACCAGCTCTTCACCGTTCTCCCACTCCCCGAGTTCTGAACAATGAAGTGTGTTGATGGTGTCAGAACGTCCTGCGGCCTTGTTTCCAGCTGTGGCTGTTTTAATTGAACTGCCCAATCCCACTTGTTTACCAGTGTCATCAAATCGCTCAAACGACAAGTCCGTTCGGGTATTGTATCTAACCGATGGCTTAAATACTGGGTTCGTGTTGTCATAATATCTACGAAACATCATGTATAGATTCTTGGAAGAGCTCTCTTCGTGTCCAATAATCACCGAGTTGATATTCTTATTCGTAGACGTCCACCAATAAATAATAGCCTCTACGGCCGTGCTTAAGCCCATCTGACGGGCTTTTAGGATAATAGCCTTAATAGGACGCTTTTCTTTAATACAAAGCAATACGTAGTCGATAAGCACCCTCTGAGGGGTATTCGGCACAAACGGAATAATCCGAGAGTGCTTATCTTTAATCTTTAGATTGTTTTTACAATACCTATAAAAGTCTTTGCGAATATCGAGAATCTTCTTTATCTGTTCTTGTTTAAGACTCTGATTCTCCATCGACTTCATTTTCCTCGCGATATTTACGCAGCAACAGATTGATTAGCTTTGATTTGTTCTTAAGACCGTCATAGAACTCTTTGTTCTCTGGCCACAAATAAATCTGCCGCTTATTCTCGTTTGTCATACATCACTCCCTGTCTTTTTATGCACCACCTCAATCTCATCGACAAATATCGGTGAGCGCTTAACTTTTATACTCTTTCCTCGCACCGCATGGGTAGGAGACGTACCTCGCCCCCTGGCCACGCCCCCATATTCTGCCCATGCCCGTTTCTTGTAAGCCCGAATAAGCCTGTTGCGAAAACTCTTGCTATTGCCCGCAAACTGTTCGTTAACTAGACGCTTAAACTCGCCGATGCCCAGTTGTGTGGGTATGTGGTAAAGCAAGTCGCCAGCCACACTAGCCCTCCAGCTCGCCGTAGCGGTGTTCGTCAACAGCCTGTATAACGCGGTTAATCTCGGCCTCGATGTCCTCGTCACCCGTGATAACCACGCCAGTCTCTTTCTCCCCGTCGGTCACTACAAGATGGACTCCATAGCCGTATTGCTCTGTGTGCCAGTCGTATTTACGGATTAGAGGCGCTGCGATATCCCGTACCTCTTGTTCTGTTAATTGTCCTGCCATTTTTCCTCCTTTATTATTCTAATTGCGATAAGGCATCTTCTATGCCAACATGCGCCGTGATTTGCTTTTGCACAAACATGCCCTGGTCGGTGCCCAGTAATTTAGCCGCTGCAATTCTATCGCTGGCTTTCTCATATTTAGAAAGCGCGATATCTTCCAGAACAGACCTAATGTGCTCAACATTCATAGTCCTCATAATGTTCTTTGCACTCTGCACCCACTGGAGAGCCAGACTACGACTCATAATATCTCGAGCGTATCTCTCGCTATACCCAGCTTTAATAGCTGCCTGATATGAATTAGCATAAGTCTCTTTCTCGTTAGGGTCCATGTAATAGCGTAGCCAGTTTAACTGTTGATGCGATGCTGTCCATTGGTTTGGCTGAACTGGGGCTCCGTCCTTTCGCTCGGCCACCACAGGCCGCGCATTAAACTTCTTGCCCTTTTTCTTTCCCATAATACAACTATAGCACACTGTTGTCTTTTTGTCAATACCTTTGTGTTATTTTGTGTAGTATTTTCTAGGGGGGTAGTATTGCCTCCCTATTGGTGTATGGATATACTAATCTTATGGGTGGTGTATTTTTGAGACCAGGAGTGTGTGTTGATATTCTGGTGCTGTATGTTATATATTTTTAAACCGGGTCCACCCTCTGCCCCACCCTTAGCTACACGGCCACCCGCTGGCGTCGCCTCCCCCACCCCACCTGCTGTAATAATCACAACGTCGCACAAAACACAACAAACAAAAAAAAACAACAAAAACACAAACACGCGTATCATGTTGTACATAACACAACAACGCACAAGAGCGCAGCACAACAGTAGACGCCCACAACGATACCATAACACATAATCCAGTGTTGTCAAGCTGCCGCGATACACAAAAAAACAACCACAAAACATTAAAATATTACACCACAACCTTGCCAAAAACGCTAAATAATGGACAAACCTCGGGATAGACGCAGCAACCTACCGCCGAACGTCACTACTACATCGTTAAAAATATCATGTAATAAGGGCCCATTTTGTCAACAATATGATGTATTGTTTTGTGTTGTATCATTGAATTGACAGTGTGTCAAATGTAGTGAATAACAGGGGTAGAATACGTGGATAGAGTGATAGATTGCGTGAAAACACAGAAGCGTAGAGATGTAGAGTAACACTGTCATAGAGCCTGTAATAATGCTATACTATGCTTCGTTTGGGGACCGAGCCAAAAACTAATAGTGCCCGCCGATTTTTACCCCTGTTGACAAGCACTGTTTTTGTTGTAAAATATACATTTGTGCTTATTGCCAGAAAAAACTGTAAAAAAGTCTAAAAAAACTATTGCAATTCTACACTAGCTTTGCTATAATAAAAACATAGCAAAAGGCTAGAATGATTGACAATCAGATTATCAGCTTGCGACGACAACACAAGTAAAACTAAACTAGATTAAACTTAATCTGATAAAATGATTGACAATATAAAAGCAATTTGCTATAATGAATACATAACGATAAGCAAGCCAGCGGAACTCTGGCAAGAGAATTAACTAATAGGGCTTAGAGTTATGAGCAGCTAAGCTAAGAGGTACCGCCGATATTTTGGCAGGTACAACGGCTTATAAATCCAGCGCCAAAGCCAACCGCTAGCGAGATAGGCTATACCCAGGTAAAAGCCTAGCGACGCGGGGGATATGCAAGGTTAGGCGTGTACCTTAACAATTTAAAAGCTTATGTGTACCGACGAGCTCTGAAACTGAGCGGGGCACATAACAATACGGTTATAGCTGGGGGGCTTGATTATTCGAGCCTCTTATGCTACAATGGTAGCAGATAGAATAATTAGAAGGAAGGAAAATATTATGATACAATGCGAAAAACAAGATGTCGACGCTGTAGTCAACGAATATGCTAGCATGGTCAAGCTAAAGGTCTGCGGCGTTACGTTTTTAGACCTGGTTGGTGAGCGGCCACGCTATGAGGCGATTGCAGAATATCAACCGAACAATGCAGATTGGCCATATCAGATTGGCATACTAATGCATGCGGGCAATGCGTACAAGGGCGTTTTCCGGGATGGGGTATGTAAAGCGATTGTACCGCTTGACATCGTATAAGGGAGATAACTATGATAACTAGAGACATGGTACATAAAGCAGTATGCGACATCTTAAACAACGAGACAATCACGGCTAGCGTCGGATACTTAAAAACAAACAGTATCGAATTGCCGGGTAGAGCTATTGTTGGTGGATAAAGCAACACTAGCGGTTAGTCCACAAGAGTTAACTGATGGCAAATATGTGCAGCTGGTTGTAAAAGGGCGCGGTAAAACAGGCAAGGCAACAACTGGCAAGCAGAGGCTATTATTAGCAGATGATGGGCAAGCGATATATGAAGCGGTTCGCAAGGCTTATGAATGGGAAGAGGCGAACGTAGGGATACCAGAATAGGAGATAATGGGTTATGACAGATAAAGAAACAGAAAAAATGATTGATACAATCTTAGCTGAGATGTCACGCGAAAAGATTCTAGAGAATATAGACGCTTTTGGTGACCCTGTAGATTGGGGCGACCGGGACACGCGCGAGATTTTATTGGAAGTATGGGAATCAGATTGTCAAGTTGGCGAAGAGGAATACGGGATTTTAGTCTGTTTATACAACGGAGGGTTAGTATGACAACACATGGTGAATTTATGCAGTGGCTTAGTAATAATATTGAAATACCACCTAGCCGCTTTTACAGTAAGCCTGGTGAGCGTGCAGAGTGGGTGGAGATGATGAAATATCAATTATTTGACTTTTGGCTAGAGGAGATAAGGTAAAATGAAGGTCTACAAATTAGTGGCAGGGTATCAGTATATGGACGCACCATCTTTAATGTGGTGGGTGTCGGGCAAGTGTGAGGCTAAGGCTAAGGCTAAAACTATGTTAAATAGTCAAATTGGCGAACACGAGCCGTTTGAGGTGATAGTCTCTGACGAGGACACGGGTAGAATCGCATGTCAACTCAGGCTTACGACCGACGGTGAGCTAGTAGAGCATTTTGCGAAATGGTAATTGTAAAGGTATCGGGGGGCGATAATAAAGCCCCCACATACTCTAATTATAGCAAATAACAGAGGAGAAGTAAAGAATTATGTGGACAGTACCAGAACGAGTAAAGCACAATCAGAGCGAGTTCGAGCGAGTGCTCGAGAATAGCATAAGCATGTGGAGTTTCTTGCTGGTCAATTATAGAGAAGTAATCGAGGACTACCTGACTACTTGGGCTGATGATATCGGCTGGGACGGAGTAAATAAGCGGCTAAAAGACCCAAGCAGCGGACTGTCGCAAAATATTCACAAAATTGTAAAGATTGTGGACAAGGAAGCTAGAGCTGATGGCATATACTGGTCAGACGCTAACTACATCCAGCGGCTAGAGTACACATCACGGGCATTAGATAAAATATAATTGTTGAGGAGATATAGATCATATGTGGAAAAAAATGATAGAATGGGTAAAAGTAGAACTAACACGAATAAGGATAGGAGAATAGCATGGGATACGGGATAGAGATGTATACTGCAGTCGCATCAGACGACGAGGATAGGTTATATAGAAAAGCCAAGCAGTGGTACTATGACAATTGCCACGGTAGCCCTGATGAGATTATTAGTAAAACATTAGCAACTAACACAGGGGAGGCGAGATGAATATATATATCGAGGATATAACCGAGGACTACGGCACACATGGTATGTCATTGTACAGTCTGGTACATGGAATGGACTTCTATTACGCGGAGGTCTGCGCAGATGGTATCAGACTGCTTGACAGCGATGGGTTTAGCACTGGCGAAGAGATGCGCAAGGACGACCCGATGTATCCAAAACTAAAAGAAGCAATATTAAAACACATTGTAGGAGAAATGGAAAATGAAAATTAACAAATCAAACAAAAGACAAGTCAAGGCTACACTATATGTAGCGTGCGCTATTGCGCTAATTACGCTAGGTGTAGTGGGTACCCTAAAAGTACAAGATGGTATACGCCAAATTGAGCTGCGGGGGGTACGAAAATATCAAGCTGAAAAATGCGAGAGAATTCATAGCAAAGATAACAAAACCAGTTGGTTAGAATGTGAGGTGTAGAATATGAGCGAGGAAAAAATGGATAAAATTTACGCAGATTGCGCGGGCCAAGAAAACGAGGAGGCACTAGACAAGGCATACCAGGACGGATACCAGGACGGGTATGCAGACGCGGACTTAGAGAATTCAGACGAGCTAGACGCTGCCCGCAAAGAGGGGTACGATGAGGGGTACGCAGAGGCCCTAGAAAACGCTGTAGCGGCGTTAGAGAGGCTACAATGAGCAGTTTTGACGATGACATCAAGGCGATGCGCCGACAGGTAACCGCGGAGGTTATCTACACGATTAACTCGAGCCCCGAGCTATACAATCTGTTAAAGAATATCAAGGCCAGTAAGGAGATGAAGTCGGCGGTGTATGCGTATGCCGCCGAGCACAACGGCGAGTTCGGCCCGCTGTTTGAGGCTGAGCTGGACGTGCTCAATCGCAATGACTGGAAGGCGATAGTAGAGGGTGTATAGTGCAAAAGCCAGAGGACAAAAACCAACAAGGCCTAGTGCTATTTGTCATAGCAGCTACGCTATATATGGTGCTGTTGATAATATTACAACATCATAAAAACTGTGGATAACTTGTGGAAAAGTAGGACAGATTAAAAAAAGTGTTGTAAAATTGTAAAAAGGTCTTGACAAAATAAAAAAAGTGTGCTAGTATGGAACGTGTAGGGGCGGATAATGCCCTGCTCGGCGTGATGGCTGGGCGGGGCACCCGTTCTGAATATCAAGTCTAACGTGGGTGTATGACAACTGCCTGACCCATTGCAAAATCTCAGGCGAGAAAATCCTTTATGTAGCAAAACTTCCGCTCTGACTTGGGCTGTCAACGGAGACTCTGGTGCGCCGAAAGGTGTTTTAAGCGTAAGCATAAGGGTAAGTCCACTTGAAACAATCGTAAGGAGAGGATACCTCGTATGAGGGCTGTAGCGTGTTGGCGACAGCTTGCGGTGCGTTTGGTGGTTAGATGGACATAACAGCTACAATCCCCTGGGCCTCTATCCGGCGCTTACCAGAGGGATAAAGCCCACTATGCCCAAAAATAGGTAAAGGAGTAAATATGACAGATGAAGAGTTTGAATTGACTATTGGAAAACTAACGATACTAAAACTATTTATGACGGCACAGTACCACAAAGACGTAGATGCGCTTATCGAGCGTCTCACTAGTGAATATCTTGAGCGGAGACACGGGCCGTGGGAGGAAGAATAGCGAAGCGGAGCAAGCGAGTCGCCGCGGGCCAGGCTGACATATTCGGTGTGATTCACGGGCTGGATAAGCTGGTGAGTCCGCCCGATGTTATTGAGTCTGAGGGGCTGAGGGTTATTCATTTTGCAATATCTGAGGAGGACATGGCTGTTCCTGGATACTTTAAGGAAGTTAAAAAACAAGCAAGGCGACTTTTGCCAGAGACCAAATCAATGGGCAAACCGCCCTGGTTAAGAGCTGAATGGCAAGCTAGACGGAGAAAGGAGAAGGGTGAATCAGGATAGGGCGCTTGAGATAATGCTGCGCGGTGACAACGTTATGTTGACTGGCCCTGCAGGTGCTGGCAAGTCCTACCTTTTGAACCGATTTATCGATAAAGCAAGAAAAAAAAGAAAAAAGGTTGTTGTGACGGCCACCACGGGACTGGCGGCGGCACACCTGAATGGCCAGACCATTCATAGCTGGAGCGGAATTGGGCTGGGCAAAAAGCTTCATGAGGATTACATCTGCATGATGTCTGAGACTAAGAAAAAGGCAATACGCAAAACGGATATCCTGATTATAGACGAGGTTTCGATGATGCACGATTACAATCTCGACATGGTTGACCAGGCCATGAGGATTATTCGAGAAAGTGACAAGCCGATGGGGGGTATTCAGACAATCCTTTGCGGCGACTTTTTTCAGCTTCCACCCGTATCAAGTAGCGGCAGCGGTAGATTTGTAACCGAGTCGGCGACCTGGAAGCGCCTGGATTTGTCGATTTGCTACCTTGAGGAGCAATATAGGGCCGAGGATTTGCGTCTACAGGCCATATTAAACGCTCTGAGGGCCGGAAACTTAAAACAGGTACATTTGGACCAATTATTGTCTAGAACGCGTCAGAGAGCCTCTGACGGCGTCACAAGGCTATATACAACTAACGCAGACGTTGACGAGCTGAACCAGCGGGAGCTGGCAGCAACGCCTGGCGACAGTCATTTCTATATGCGAACTAGTCGTGGTCGGTGGGAGGCGATTGTTAGCCTACAGCGCAACGTGTTGGCGCCTGAGTTACTTGAACTAAAGCTTGGCGTGATAGTCATGGCGGTTAAAAATGACCCAGCGGGTCGTTATCATAACGGTAGTA